CCAGCCACTATCGGTAGGGTAAGCCCAATAGACATTGTTTTACCAATACCCACCATCTTATTGCCAATAGAGTCAAGTTTAGAGTGCATACCAGTCATTGCTCTATCAAAAGCAGAGGTATTTAAATCTAAGTCATAATGAATGCTTCCAACTGATGTAGACATTATTTTTTACTCCTAGCATTTTTAGCAATCTTGACTTCTTCAACGATTGCACCCAAACCCTTAACCTGTTTTTGCAGGTTGGATATTATACTGTGTCCGCCATCCTTACTATTAACCGCACCGACCACAGTAATATCATTTAACATTTCAGTAGCGATGATTTCATACATTGAGTTTACTAGACTAAAAAATACAATGGCGTATTCATTTAGAATATCGTTTACTGTATAACCATAAAATCTAGCAAACCGAGGGATCATATCTAGCCAGCCCTCTCTACTTTTGGGTCTTCGTTTACCTTGACCCCATTCTTATTTAAAAACTCTACATCGGTAGGTTGGATATGTTCCATAAACTGGGTCATTAATTCCATAACCGCAGCCATATCAAGATTAAAATCTTTTAACTCTGGTACTAATTCTGCTATAACATTATCCATTTTTTTTTCAGCATCTTTAATTTCAGTAGGTGTGGCAGATTTAGCGTTCTGAAATACCTCGCCAATTTTAGATATGGTTAAGGCATGGGATAATCGCAATGGTTTACAATCTAACTCAACTCCCCGAACTATTACTTTAAAGTTTTTTGGTTTTAAATCTTCTACTGTGAGACTCATGGGTCTTACTCCTATTCTAACTAATTAATGTTGTGTCCCGATGGACTGCTTGTACAGTTAATTTATACACTTTAGCGTATTCATTGTCACGCTCTATGCACTCAATGTTACCTAATATTAAAAATGTATAAACAAAAGTATCACCTATAGTCTGACTATACTGTCTGTGGATGGCTTGCTTTATATCCTCTAACTTATCTACAGCTAATTCTGATTTAATGTTCTTACAATAAATATCACAAACGGCTTCTTCTATCGGTACATAATTATTCAACTGACCGCCAGTACGAAACACATAAAGCCCGTTAGTATCGGCTGGCATCTGTCCCACAAATATATCTGTTCCCAAAGTACCAAAGCCAGCACTCGCCAACCATGATGCAACTTGATAAGCAATATCTTTCATGGTCTTGCCCTCATCCCATGTTTCTTAAATATAGTACCCAGTGTTCTAGCAACTTCATCGCCAGCGTTCTTAAGATAATGCTTGCCTGTACCAGCGGTTGTATAGTTTTTAACAGTTCTTTTGTCATCACCGCCAAACTCCTGAAATCGAGCATATTCAATGCCAAAGGATATTCGTTTGCTTAATAGTTTAGGTGTAGAGATTTCTGTATTGCCCCTAAGACCGCCCTTATCATAGGGTGCTTTATTCTTGGCTTTAATAAGTATATCTCTAGCACCCTCTTTTAAAGCATCATCTAAAACATTTCTAGCACTAATTTTAAACTGGGGCATTTTATCTACAATTCTTACATTACTCATTATGATATTACTCCGTATTTAGATAACTCAGTCTTTAAAAATAAGACAGTTGGATCTCGCAATCTACGAGCCTTAATTACTTTATCAACAATAAAGCCCTCGTCATCGATTATGAATACATTACCCTTTACGACATTGCTATCCGCCTCGAACCAAGCCATAGCATCACTATTGATTGCTTCGGAGTTACTAGCCCTATCTATGTTGGTTATATAGCGAAAATGGCAGGGTAGTATAGTCTTTGCACCAGCTACATAATCACCGTAAGCATTACGAGTTGTCGTAACCTTATTGGCGGTCTGTCGCATTGGTGGTTTGTTCATATTATTTCTGGGAATAAAAACTTAATATTAGCTAAAGAGCTTTTGGTTTCGGGTTGTGCCATCTCAACACTGTAGCCCTCAATCGACTCTTTTAAGATTGTTTCAGAGTTATCTATCTCACTCATTAAAGCATCTAACATAGCATCTTTAATTACACCTACGGTATTAGTATCGCCAGCTATTGAGAATTGAGCAGTAACGGCAATATTTCTCATGCCCCCGTATAGCTTGCCAAATCTATACCGTATCATTGTTTTTAAAGTTTTGTTCAAAGGCTCTTGGATATAATATTCACTATCGATAGTTTCAATATCATCTTGGTTTTCATCAACTAGTTTAACGGCTGTAATAGAAGTGCAGGGATCAATCTTTAAATTCTGAAATCCACCATCGTAATATCTAGTGCTGGCGGTTTCTGTTTCGAGACTTGACCCTATCATGTTCTCGACATACGCTTGCATGGCGGAGTTTATAAGCGTGAATGCGGAGCTTTCGTCTGTTGTTAAACTCCTCGACAGTCGTTGCTCAAGTTCAGACTCAGTAACTAATGCCATATTGTACCTCTGCTTGCTTTCTTGCTAAAATAGCATCTTCTTTATTTCTAAATAGCCCTAGATGGATTAATTTATGGTTGTAATTAATATAAGCACCGTACTTATGCTTACCCTTATAATATGATACCCCTTTATAACCAGTAATTGATGGTCTGCTTTGCCGTCTATTATAATTTTGTTCTGTTTTGGTTGCCCAACAACAATTTGATGGTTCATAGTTACCACTGTTACCTATACGCTCTAATGACATCCCGTCAGGCTTTGTGCCTAAGTCTTGTAAAAATAAAGTAAATGAGTTTATCCACCTATCGCAAACTTTTATACCCCGACCGCCATAGTTTTCATAACTCGTACTATTTGGATTGATGCATCTATGCTTCATACCGACCCATGTTTTATATTCTGGGGTATTTGTCTTCCCGTGATATTCTTTTTGCTTTTGAACGGTAACGATTTGATTTTTTTCTACATAGATAAGCTTGGCGTCTCCTGATATAAGCTTCCTTGCTTTCTCCAGTGATTTTTTCAAGTTTATCAATGCCATTGATTTGCTCCTTTATGTTTAAAATAGCCGAGTTATAATAATTTATTAACATTATATTATCAGTATACCACTAAGCGGGGTCACTGAATTGCAACCCCGCCATAATTTGCGTTAGTTTAACTAATGCCTACTGGACCAACTCGACCAAGAGAACGACCATCTGTAGAGCTTCTAGTATCATCTACCAAAGCGGTAAATGTAACTTCGTATACTGTTTGTTCGTCTATTTTGTAGGCGAACTTAACATTATCGGTTGAGACAGCTTTCCAAAAAGTAATAGTCTTTTCGTTGTCGGTGTTACTACCTTGTGGGGTAATAACTAACTGTAGGGCATCATTACGCAAACTGTAGCCAGCTTTAGCACCAAAGTGCAAGTGATCATCCGCAGTACCTAAATCGTAATCCGTTTCGGGTATTACATAAGATAGGATGTTGGGAGTAATCTCTGCAAGCTTTAGTTTAACTGTAGCCTTTTGACCAGATACAACATAATCAACAGGAGTATTACCCCATATATCGGTTTTAACCTCTGTCAATTCACGCTCTATTTCAATCTCAGCACCATCAACAGTGTGACCCAAGTCAGCACCGCCAAGAGTAACAAGACTTCCAGCCCCTACATATAGTTTGTTTAAGTTACCCATTTATCGACCCCTCTCTAATTACTGGTTAAGATACTGTTCCCGTACCAATTACTACAAACGCACCAGGAAACCTAGTTTGAGGTACGGCACGCAAGGTGGCTCGTAGAGCATACGAGTCTTGTGTAATTAGGTTAGTATCAGTTCCACCAGCATCAGCAACAGTACCAGCATCAAAGATTTTAGTTTCGAGTAGTCGTTTAACGTGGATCATTACTCGACCTAAATCACCATATACTGCAAACGCTGTATTGGTTGGGACTTCACTATATTCAGGTAGAATATCGACTAATTCTACAGGTACACCATCTATCGTAGGATTTACACTTTGACCGACCCCACCGAATAGGTATCCGCCAGCAGTGCTTTCTTTTTGCTGTCGCAGGTAGTTCCAAATGGTTGGGTGCATGAAGTAGCGACCATTCTTGCGAGCAGTACCAACTACTTTGTATCGTGCGTCCATCAAATCATCTGGTGTCAAATCTGTAATAGCAGAACCAACAGCTTGGGTTTTATAAGCATCGCCAGTTTCGGCACTTAATAGACCATAGGTTGCATCTGTGAATACTAATTCATCAAACAATTTAGCTCGGGCTTGGGCAACTTGATTGGTAACATCTTGCCAAATGTTGATAGCGGCATCCTCTAAGAGTTCGCTAGTTACAACAATAGTAAGTATGTATTTATCAAGAGCCTGTGTTGCGGCAGCGTAGGTAAGTTTCTGTGCATTAGACGCTGTATGCTCGCCAACCTTTGTAAAGCTAACTTCGTTTGTGCCAGATAGCAAGGTTACTGAGTCACGATTAGTCATACGAACATTACATAGTCTTGCGGCTACGCCATATTCATCTGTCAATCGCTCAACCTCTGCTATAAACTCTGGGTCAGGTACTAAAGAACCACCATCAGCGGCAGTCGTGACATTTTGAAAGTCAGACTTTGTTAAAAGTTTCTTCCACTTTTTAGCTGTATAGGCGTTATGTGCTTGAATACCAGCAAAGTTTTTGGACTTAAAATCAAACAAACCTCTTGCAAAGTTCATTTCTTTTGATGTGTCCTCAGCCTCATCTTCGGCATCTGCACTAGCATCATTCTCTTTAATATTTTTAATAAGAACCTTATCGTTTAGTTCAGCCATTTCTTTGGCTATGTCAGAAGCAGTAGGCATGACCATAGTTTCTTTCATCGAGGCAGTAACTTTTTCAGCTACGGCATCAACAACATCTTGCCCGACTTCTGTAACTTCTTCTTTAGTTTCTTCTTTAACTTCACTCATTAATTTTCTCCTTTTAACTTTATCTGTCGTATGACAGTTTCGACTTGTTTATCGACCACCTGTGCTTGACGCAGGATAACTCGTCTTTTAATAGTCTCGTCAGCCTGTACAGCATGGGGTTCGCCATCGGCTACTTCCTTAAGTGTGGCAACGAGTGTTTCTAATACATTAATACTTTTATGAATATCGCTCTCGCCAGTAATTAATACCTTACGGGTATAAGCATTGGCTAAAGCTTTTAGTTCGGTAACTTCATCTTCATCAAGCGACTTATTTGACACAAGGGCATTTTGATTAGCTGGTACTGATACAACGCTAAACTCTTTCATTAACAGTTGAGATATAGTCATACCATCTTCGCCCCATTGCTTAACCATACCGCCAATAGATACAGCGTTTAAAAAGCCGTCTAGTATATAGTTGTAAACCTTAGCAGGGAATTCATCTTTAAGATAAAAACTGGCTCTTGCCATAAGTTTATCATCGGACTTCCATATCTTGGTAGCCTTAGCAATCGGTAGATTAAAACCATCATGTCCCCATAAAACAACAGGGTTCTTCTTGAAGTCTTTTAGATCAATACCATCTACATTAATTCTCTCGCCATGAGCGTCAACATCGCCAGTAGATACCACAAACTCAATTTCGCCCTCTGCTAACTTGCTGGCTTTTTCTATATAACCATTGCTTTTTACAAACATTTATTTTGCTCCTAAATTAAAAATAGCCACGAACTTTACCTGCTTCTAACAGGTGGTCTCGTGGACTCTGGAGTTACAGTACCACTATTCTTATGGTTGTGCAAGTTTTTTTGTGGATCATAGTCATTAGTAACAAATAAATTAGAAAATATGCGGTACTCAAATATCATATGGCATCGAGGGCATTTGATAGCCGCATTCATGCTGTCTGCTTTAGCTAAAAGTTTATTACAGCCCTTGCACTTAACGTCTATCATTTCGTGTGCTTGCTCATATACTAAGTATGCCTACCATTAGCAATGACATCTGAATAAGTTTTTACTGCCTTTATTAATATGTATACAACCCTCGCCATCTATTATCCCTGCTAAGTATGCTAAATCTGTATTCTTCATAATCAATCTCCATCGGGCACGAGTGTGCAGGCACAGTTAGGATGGAGTGGTGGAGTGCCTATATCATCATATTCAATCCGCATTTGGTCGCCCTTATCATTTTCAATTACACTTCCCAAACCAGCAAAAGGTGATCCGCCTATGGTTTTAGGCTGTCCCTCAAATGTAGAGCAGAAGCCGCAAGCACCAGGATTGGTAAACCATCTAACTTTTGAGTAGCCATTTTGAAAGTAACTATCTTCGGCAGTTTTATTACTGGCTCTTAGGCTTTCAGTCTTAGCAATTCGTTCAGCACGATAACCCTTAGCATCTGAATAAACGCCCTCTACTCGGTTCTTTAGTTTAACTAGGCTTTCGCC